TTCAGCTAAAAAACGATCTGCAAAAAGACGTTCATCTAAGAAGAGATCTTCTAAAAAGAAGTCTTCAGCTAAAAAACGATCTGCAAAAAGACGTTCATCTAAAAAGAAGTCTTCAGCTAAAAAACGATCTGCAAAAAGACGTTCATCTAAGAAGAAGTCTTCAGCTAAAAAACGATCTGCAAAAAAACGTTCATCTAAGAAGAGATCTTCTAAGAAGAAGTCTTCAGCTAAAAAAAGATCTTATAAAAAGAGATCAGCTAAACGATCTTAAATTAATTTAAGTTAATAATGGTAAAAATAAAATTTAAAAATAAAAATTTAATATAAGTAACTGTTTATTTTTAAATTATGAATGTATTTGCTAGAAAAGCAACCGCTTTAAAATATTTGAAAAACGATATGATTTTATGCAATGATAATATTACAAAATATTTCATGTTAAAAAATTGGAATGATTTTCAAAATTTAATAGAGAAAAAGGAAAATCCTAATTATTATGAATTTATAAATGATAAAAATCCATTTAATTTCTTTATGGATATAGAAATATATAAAGATAAGGATTTAAATGAATACAATAATCACGAAACTATTATAATGACTATTTGTAACGAAATAGAATATTTTATAGGTACTTTATATAAAGAAACTGTTGTTAAAAAAATTATATTACAATCTCATTCTGAAAATATAAAACGCTCATATCATATTATTTTTCGAATTTTTACTGAAAATAAACCAATATATTTTAAAAATATACGTGGTTTTAAACGTATAGTAAGTAATTTATTTTCAGATTTAGTAGAAAAAAAAATTATAGATACGTCAGTATATAGAGAAGGTTTATTTAGAACTTATTTAAGTTCAAAAGACGGAGAAACTAGACCATTAGTTAAATCAGAATTATCTTCAGATTTTGATTTTTTAGAAACATTTGTTGGATACACCTCAAATATAAATACAGAATTAATTATAGACACTGGATCTATAAAAATAAAAAAGAAACGGTCTGTAATAAAAAATAAAAGTAAAAAACAAAAAGATGACAATGACAATGAAAATGACAATGTCAATGAAGACGATATATTATTTCCAGTACAGGATACATTATCAGAACAAGATATAAATGTAATTAAACAATTTATAAGAAAATATTATAGAACAAAATCAACAGACGTTAGAGATATAATAATAGATAAAAGATTAAATTGTATTATAGTTGCATTGGATGATACATATTGTTATAATATAGATAGAGAACATAAAACAAATCATCAGTATATAGTTATAGATACATATAGTGCAAAACAAAAATGTCATGACACAGAATGTCAAAATTATAAACATAACGAAATAAAAATAAAGGAATTTCCAAAGGAATTAAATGAAATTATATTGAATTGTTTACGAGTTAATAAAACTGAACAAGAATTAATTCAAAAGGCTATTGAAGAATGTAAAAATTATATTGTAGAAAATTTTGATAGAGGTAGTCCAAATATACAATTTGATAAAAACGAGATGGTTTTTAAAGGAGATGTGACAAAAGAAACAGCTTTAAAAATGATAGGAAAATGTCCTGAATGTCATGTCGAACATCAAATAAGTGATAATGGTTATTGTTTGAGATGTAAAATTTGTAAAAGCATTTTCCCTAAAAATACGTTAATACCAATAGATGACAAATATAAACATTTAAATTCGTTTTTTATGAATTACAATCAATTAGTGAATAATGGTACAGTGAATATAAATATTCAAAATAATTATTACAATGGAGAAGAAGAATTTAGTTGTGATGTTGAATTAGATAATTCAATATTTAGAAACAAAGAATTAACAAAGTTATATAATCAAGTATTAGATGGTCATAAAGTTGTAAAAATAAGTGAATTATTGCATAAATTAGAAATAGACTTTAAATATACAAATGGGATGTGGTATTATTTTAATGGAAGTATTTGGAGAAGTGATAAAGAATCATTAGAATTAAGAAAACGAATAGTAAAGTTATCAAATCATTTTAATCGTATAAAAGCATATTATGAAAATAAAGACACAGAGACAAGTAATATTTTAGTTAAAAATATCAAAAGTTTATCAAATAAATTATACAAGCCAGGTTTTGAGGAAGAAATTATAAAAGGTGCAAAGATGTATTATAACGATGAAGCATTTATATCAAAATTAAATAGTAAAAAACATTTACTTCCATTTTCAAATGGAGTATATGATTTATTATTGAATAAATTTAGACAAACAAAAAAAGAAGATTATATTAATTTAACAGTTAATTACAATTGGGATTCAGATGTAGATAATAAAGAAGTATACACATTTTTAGATCAAGTATTACCTAATAAAGATGTTAAGGATTACGTATTAAAAAAAATGAGTGAATGTTTAAATGGTGATATTCCTAATACTCATTTTTTAATGTTTATAGGTGATACAGGTGCAAATGGTAAAAGTCAATTGTTAAATTTGATGAAATTAGCTATGGGTGAATTTGGAGAAAAGGTAGAAGTAACTCTTTTAACTAGAAAAAGAAATAATGCAAATGAGGCTAACAGTGAAAAAATCAAATTAATGCATAAACGTTTTGCGTTTTTAAGTGAACCAGAGGATGGTGAAAAAATCAATATTGGTCTTTTAAAAGAATTAACTGGTAGTGAAGAAATTGTAGCAAGAGGACTTTATCAAGAAGCTGTTAGTTTTGTATTAGAAGCAAAATTGTTTTTGGCTTGTAATGAACTTCCTGAAATTAAAGGTGAAGATACTGCGTTATGGAGACGTATTCGTGTTATAGATTTTCCTAGTCGTTTTATAGATAATCCAAAAGAACAGGGTGAATATAAAATTGATAGAACCCTACCATCGAGAATGAGAGAAGACGTTAGTTGGAGACAGACTTTTATAAAAATTTTATTAGACTATTATTACAAAGATATTAGAGAACCAAAGGAAATTCAAATTAAAACAAATGAATATCGTCAAGAAAATAATGAATTTTACAATTGGTTAGAAGAAAATATTCAATTTAAAGAAGGTTCAGTTTTAAAATTACAAGATACAGTTGAATTGTTTTGTGGAAAAAAAATTAGTTCAAGACATCTTAGTAAATATAGAAAAGAAATTGAAAAGTTTATAAAAGAAAAATTTAAGAATATTGATCATGAATATAAACAATTTTGGTTTCAAGAAATCAAATACAAAGGTTGGCAAAATTTAGAAATTAATAATTAATTATACTGTTTATAATTATCCTGTTATTATTTAACCACTTGTTTTTATGGTCTCCTACCTCAATATACCTCAATCCTACCTCAATATACCTCAATGTATGGTCTCCTACCTCAATTACCTCAATTTTTAAAACTATTTTTTAGAAAAAAAATTAATAAAATATAAATAATATAAATAATAAAAAAATTGAGGTATATTGAGGTATACACCATACATTGAGGTATATTGAGGTAGGATTGAGGTATATTGAGGTAGGTTACCGTAAAATTAACAAAAATTGAAAGATTTATAAAATTTTTAAAAATAAATGGAAGACAACGAATTAATATTTGATAGATTAAATAAAATAGATGAAAAATTAAATAAAATTATACAAAGACAAGATGATTTTGAATTACGTTTGGAGTCTTTAGAAGCAAAACGTAATGAGATATATTATCAGAAATTTTTAGAAAAAAGATTAGGTGCAACACATAAAAGAACAGATTATGGAATAACTGATATATCTACAAAAAATGAACATATAGAAATTAAACATTGGCGCGATTATAAAACTGCGTTGGGACAGTTGTTAAGTTATAATTTCAAAGATAATAAAAAATTGTGTGTTTATTTCTTTGGTACAACAAAGGATGATAAAAAAACAAACATTATAGATTTATTTAAATCAAAAAACATAAAAGTATATGAATTTATTGATACTTTACAAGGAATTGTTGTAAATTGTTTGTTAAATGATAATAATGAAAAAGATAAATTAGATTTTTATAAATGGTTACAACAGAATATTGTTTATAAAGAAAATCAATTATTACAACTAAAGGATATTTGTCTATTATATTTAAATACAAATGACATACATTCAAGTATTTCAAGTAAATATCGTAAAGAAGTAGAAACATTTATTAAAAAATATCATGTAAATTTACAATGGAAATACGGTAAAGTTAGATATAATAATGTTACAACTAAATATGGTTGGAAGCATTTGTATATAAAAAATGAATAAAGAATTAATTAAATAAATATTTAATTAAATAAATTTTTAATTAAATAAACTAATTTAAAGATAAGAGTTCTTAATAACTAAGAAAGATATAAAAAACAAAATGTTCACAAAAGTCGTTATTGTTAGTTTATTGTTAATTGCAATTGTAAAATCTGAGGGTTATTATTGTCCATATACTGATTTAGGTGCTAATGGAGATAATGATTTGTTGTATGATTATTATGAATCGAATAATGGTTATTGGACGAGGATGGGTGAAACAGGGTGGCAAACATTGGAGTCATATTGTGAAGCAAAGGGTGATTTAAGTCAACATTCGGATGCTGGTGAGTGGAAATGTAATGATAGTTTTCAGATGTGTACATGGAATGGTAGTTCTTGTGTTGCAAATAGATCAAGAAGGCCAGATTGTAAAGAATTATGTCAAGCTATATTAGATAATAAAGGACCAGAGTGTTTAGGAGGTAATTGTCCTAATGGAGGATCTGAAGATAATATGCATATGGAATATTGTGGATGGAGTATTCCAAAATATAATGATGGTGTAATTACAACAGTAGAAACAAAAACAGAAGAAATATCAAGTACAATGAGTACAACTGTGGAAACAAAAGTTGAGGAAACGTCAACGAGTGTAGTTAGAAATAGAAGATGTTTTGTTAGAAGACGTAGATAGAAATTAGATTAAGAATAATATAATTATATTATATTATTCTTTTTAATATTTTATGTTTTATTATATTATTTTAAGCAAGTACATATATTTTTATTCAATACTTACTTATCATGTTCTGTCCGTCGTTAGTTTATCTAGAATAAATTATTATTATTATTATTATCATGTTCTGTAATTAAATATCCATTTATATTTGTTTTATCCCAATTTTTTATAAATTGATCGTTTCTTTCAGCAATAACTTGCCAATAAACTTCATCTGTACTTGTATTATCTTCACAAATAATTGTAAGAATATTACCAGAAATACTTCCACGTAAACGATTAAATGAATTTGGATTTTGTAAAAAGAATTGTGGATTTGCACATAAACTCACAAATGTACCTTCTGTCATTACACAATCTGATTCATGAACACAATCTGTATCTATATTGACACTCGCCATTCCGTTTATTAATGTAGCTTTACCTCTATATATTAAATCACATCGTGGACCTTCTATAAAACTATGTATTAATTTTTTATTTTCTACTATTGGATGATCTATATCAAACGTTCCTGAACCTTTTGATAAAGAACCGGTTACTGCAACATTTCCTGTACTTCCAATAGTCATTAAAGTTGTTCCAGTGACACCATTCCATGTATCAATCCCAAAAGCTTCTGCTCCAGTTCTTTGATCAAAGTACATTCTCCATCTATTTTTATTAGCACCAATTCTTTGTTCTCCTGCATTATGATATCCATTTACATTAATAGCTGTAAAATAAGCGTTACCACCATCGCTAGTAAATCCTGGTTCAAAAGTAATATTTCCAACTGAACTACCATTTCTAGACAAATGAAGAGGTGATACAGCATTACCTAAATTAGCACCTCCAATACACGTATATCCATTATTAATAATTGTGAATGGATAATCTACTGAAGCTGCTGAACCAACTGTACCTGTACATCTTGCAATACCAAATCCATTGGTATTTTTACCAAGTAACCAACTTGTAGATGATGTTGACATTGTTACTGAACCAACTGTATTTATATATGCACCATAACCAGTACCTATAGATTCAGAATTGTATGTAATAAAATAATATAATGGATTAGTTAAATCCCCTGAACCGTACATCATAAGTCTTGGTGCGTTAAGATAACTTCCTAAGGTACCAGTAATGTTTTGTGTTAAAGATCCAACAATACCTTTTACATCTAATTTAGCACCAGGACTAGTAGTACCAATACCTACATTACCATTTTGATCTATCAACATTCTTGTTGTACCACTTGTTCCTATTCCTTCAAATGTACCACTTAAAGCAGATGTATATGTATCAAAAAGGTGATTTGC